GCTACCAACTTAGAAGTACATTTATAAATATCTTGGAAGGTAAGGCAGAAGATGATAGTATATTTTCAGCTATCTACACACTAGACAAAGAAGACGACATAGAAGACCCTAAGAACTGGGTAAAGTGTCAACCAAACCTAGGGCTTACTGTTACTGAATCTTACTTACAATCTGAACTAAGGAAAGCAAAGAATAGCCCTTTATTACTCACTAACTATAAGACTAAGTTAATGAATATCTGGTGTAGTAATGAAAGAGGCGAGTGGATTCCTAGTAGATATATACAGGACTCAATGACTACTATAGACCTTCAAGACCCAAAATTTCAAGGGTGTACAGGCTACCTAGGGTTAGACCTTTCTAGCACCTCAGACATTACAGCAATGACCTTAGTAATACCAACCGACAACACAATCTACTCTAAGTCTTGGTACTACTTGCCACAGTCTGCCCTAAGTGAGAGTAGCAACAGGGATAAGTATAAATTTTGGCAAGGACTAGGTTATCTAAATATCACAGAAGGCAATGTAGTAGATTATAACAGGGTAATTGAAGACATACAGGCTATTAACAAGACTATACCTATTGAGTGTATATCTTATGACCAGTGGCAGAGTACAATGGCAATTATTAAGCTAACTGAACTAGGATTTAACTGCCAACCTTACAGCCAAACAGTAGGCAGCATGAATAGACCTACACGACACTTGGAAATGATAGCACGTAATGGAACACTTAAGCTAGATAAGAACTTAATTACTAGTTGGATGTTTGGTAATTGTGAAATTATGGAAGACAGTAACGGTAACATCAAACCTGTTAAGCAAAATAATAACAGTGAACGTAAGATAGACGGTGTACACTCTACATTAAATGCACTTGGTAAGTACCTAGAACAGCCACGATATAATAACGAAATTACAGGATTTAATTTTTAACTATGAAAATACTAGGATTAAATATAAGTAGGGACAAGCCTATAGAAAAACGAGGCCAACCCTTTTATAACCCTAACTTATCAGAAAGTCTAGGGTGGGGTTTTGGTTATCAGTCAGGCAGTGCTATGAGTCTTAGTGCGGTCTACTCAGCAGTTAACCTTATTAGTGATTCAATTGCTACCCTACCTATTCAAGTCAAGGCAAAGAATACAAAGGGAACAGACCTACTAGACAAACACCCACTTTATGACATCTTTACTAACAATAGGATGACACGCTATACATTACTTAAGAATATAGTACAGTCTGTTTTATTGAAGGGTAACGCTTATGTCCTAATTGAAAAAAAGGGTAAGGATGTAGTAGGACTTAGATACTTACCAGCTGATGATGTACAGTGTAATTATAGGAAGGAAGATAACACCCTTTACTATACCTGTTCATACATAGGGGCTAGACAGATACAACCTAGTGAGATTCTACATTTTCTTAGGTACTCTTATGACGGTGTACAGGGTATAAGTGTATTGTCCCACGCTGCTAGAAGTCTCAATATCGCACAACAAACTGAGCAGGTAGCGCAAAATTTCTATAGCAATGGTTGTAACTTGAACGGAGTTCTGAAAGTTCACAGTAACCTTAGTGAAGAACAAAAGCAGGCTATATCTACTAATTGGCGGTCTACATTCGGACAAGGAAATCTGGGCGGAGGCGTTGCAATATTGCCCGCAGGTATGGATTATCAGCCTATATCAATTAATGGTAGTGATGCTCAGATGTTAGAGTCTAGAAATTTTAGTGTAGTTGATATTGCACGTTTCTTTAATATCAGCCCTGTACTACTAGGCGACCTAAGCAAAAGTAGTTATAGTAGTGTAGGTGAATCTAACTTACAATACCTTACTTACACGCTTAACCCCTATATTGTGATGATAGAGGAGGAACTAAACAGGAAACTTACAGGCGGTACAGGATTAGAATTAGGCTTAGATGAAACTGCAATACTGAGAACAAATAAGGCAGAACTAGCAGGGTACTATAACAGTCTTCTAAGTATGGGTGTTCTCAGTATCAATGAAGTTAGAAGACAACTAGGTTATAATCCAGTCGAGAGTGGAGACAGCCACAACCTAGCCTATAATGATGTAAGTAAGACAAACCTAACAAGTAGTACAGATGAGGAAGGATAACAACATAGAAGTACGTGCAACCAATAGTACCCCAGTAGTAAGTCAAGACAGTAGAACAGTAGAAGGTTATGCAGTAGTTTTTAACAGCCAAAGTGAAGACCTAGGATTTTATGAGACTATTAACCCTTCTGCAATCACTGAGGACGTACTAATGAGGTCTGATGTATTTTGCCTATTTAACCATGACCAAGACAAAGTACTAGCAAGGTCTAAGAATGGTACAGGTAGCTTACAATTACAGCTAGACGAACAAGGACTTAAATATACATTTCAAGCCCCAAACACTGACATAGGCAACTCATTACTAGAATACCTTAGACGTGGTGACATTGATAGTAGCAGTTTCGCTTTTACAGTTAGCACAGATGAAGGTAGCGAGGTATGGACGACAGGAACAGACGGCAGGCAATACAGGGAGATTCTTAAGATAGATGAGTTACACGATGTTAGCCCTGTTTGGAATCCAGCTTACACAAGTACCTCAGTTAGTCAGAGAACACTAGATAAACTTAACCAACTAAGAGAAATGCAGGACGAGAAAGAGAAAGAATTACAGGAAGAGACTGTAGAGAAGACTGATGAGGTACAGGAAGATAAAGAAGTACCAACACAGGAAGAAGTAGAAAAGAAAAACACTGACACAGAGGACGAGAAAGAAGTACAGGAAGAAACTGTAGAGAAGTCTGATGAGGAAGTAGTAGACGAGGATAAGGACAAGGATAACGATGTTGAGGGTGAAGATAAGGAAGAAGAGACACGCTCAGCACGAACACACAAACATATTAATATTAATACGATGAAAGAACAGAGATTTAGTTTACTCAAGGCTATTAGAAATGTAGCAGAAAACAGACAACTCGATAATGTAACGGCAGCAGTTTGTAATGAGGGTATGAAGGAAATGAGGGCAGCAGGTCTTAATACTGTAGGTCAGATTTATATCCCTACCATGGAAACTAGAGCAGCCGTTTCAGTAGCTAGTGAGGGTGCAGATGTAGTAGCAACAGACTTATACGATATTATTGAGCCTCTCCGTGCTAAGAATGTTCTAGTACAGGCAGGCGCAAAGTTCTATACAGGCTTGACTAATAATGCACAGATTCCAGTAATGACAGGCTCTAATGTTAATTGGGCAGGTGAGACAGCAGCAGCAACAGACGGTAATGTACTGTTTAATAATGTAACACTCACCCCAAAGCGTTTGACGGCTTATGTTGATATTAGTAAGATGTTGCTTGCACAGGATTCTATCGGTGTAGAGAATGCAATTAGGCAGGACTTGATTAATGCTATTAACTCTAAACTTGAGTCTACTATCTTAGGCAAGGGTGCAAAATCAGCTACAAGTCCTGCAGGTATCTTCAACGGTAAGACTCCTACTAAGGTTACAGATTTTGAGGGCTTGGTAGGACTTGAGGCTAAGGTAGAAGAGGCTAATGTACTGGGCGGTGTTTCTTATATTGCTAGTCCTTCTGCACGTGCTAGTTTTAGAAACATGATGAAGGGTTCTAGAGGTACAGCCCAGCTTGCTTATGTGGATGGTGCTTTAGATGGTACACCTGTTTACAGTACATCAAATGTAGAGGCTAAGACCTTTGTAGTAGGTGATTTCAGTAACTTGGCTATCGGTAGTTGGGGCGGTCTGGACATCTGTATAGATAGCTACACACAGGCGGTTAATGGTATGATTAGGTTAGTAGTTAATGCTTACTTTGATGCAGCACTTATCAGACCAGAGGCTTTCCAGTTTGGTACATTCGCAGTCTAATTAGTTAACTAAGTTTCTATATGTACGTAAACTTACAGCAACTAAAAAAACATCTTAACATAGATTCTAGCTTTCACGATGACGATGAGTACTTATGTGACCTAGAACAAGCAGCGGAATTAGCAGTAGAACGACATATAGATGATAAGTTAGAAAATATCATACAAGCTAGTGGGAGGACAACTTTACCGCCTCCCCTAGTTCAATCTATATTAATTCTAACAGCAAACTTATACGCTAACCGTGAATCTATCGCTTTTAGTAGTCACACTGAGCTACCCTATAGTCTAACCTACTTACTAGATTTATATAAGAATTATAGTAAGAAATACACAGGCGGAAAGGATAAGGTATGAGAACAGGACTACTGAGAGATACCATAGCAATTTATCGGACAGATATTATACAAGACGATTTCGGAGGTACTACTAATCACCACCGCCTATTAACAACTACTAGAGCTAATGTAGGTTATAAGACTGGAGATAGAGAGGTAGTAAACGATGAACTAGTCTATACCTATCAAGTTACTTTTGAAGTTTGGCAGTACGTTAATATACAGGAACACACAGACTATATTATGTACAAGGATAAGAAGTACAGGGTCTTAAGTGTCATTCCAGTACCAGCCCAACAAAAGAAGGTAATAGAAACAGAGTTAATCAATGAATAACGACAACTTAGAACTAACAGGGGCGGAAGAGCTGGTTAAGAAATTCACTGAACTAACAGGACGTGAACAAACAAAAACTAAAAACACTACACTAAAAAAAGCTAGTGATATTCTAGTTAAGGCAGCTAGGCAGAGTCTCAGAACAGTAACTAAAAGCTATAACCGTCCTAACTGGTGGAATGGAAAAACGCTAGAGTCTGGTATCAAGTATAGTAAGCCAAGTAGAGATAGTGACGTAGCTAAGGTGCATATTATGGCTGATTTTCGCTTAAAATTTTGGGAACTTGGTACACAGTTGAGACGTACTAAGGCAGGTGCTAGTAGGGGTGTTCACAAGAAACATAGCTTTTTCCAACCTGCTATCCAATCTAAGATGTCAGAAGTTGAGGACTCTATGGGTAGGTTATTTTCTGAGTCTATTGATAAGATATGGAATAAGAAGTAATGGAGAGTTTAGAATTAGGTAGGGTTGTAAAATCTATCCTACTACAAGACGAGGAAATAAGTAGGCAAGTAGGAAGTAAAGTATTTCCACTAGTCGCTGATAAAGGTACTAGTTATCCTTTCATTGTTTATCGAAGGGACGGACTAACACCTAGCACTAATAAAGATAAGCTAGTCTATGATACACAGGTTAGGATGTCTTTTATAGTGGCAAGTAGTGATTATAGACAGGGGCTAGGAATATGCAGTAAGGTAATAGATGTCTTAACTGCAAGCCAAGGTAGAACCATAGGGGGACTTGAAATAACAGACCTAGAACTACAAGACACTAGCGAGGAATACAGGGAAGACACATTCCTACAGCTACTTAGTATAACAGTAAATATAAAAAATAAATAAATATGGCAAGTGTAACCAAAGGACGTGACCTAATGCTTTTTATTAATGGAAAGTCTATCGCTTTTGCAACTAGTCACAGTCTTTCAATTAGCCAAGATACAACTGAGACTACTAGTAAAGATTCTGGTGGTAAGTGGGTATCAGCACAGGCAGGAAAAATCAGCTGGGAAATGTCTAGTGAGAACTTAATGAGTAATGATGGTGAAGGTGTAGGCTTTGAACAACTATTTGATATAATGACTGCACAGACCCCAATAGATGCAGTATTTGCCCTAGAGAAGAACTATAAGACTAAGGCAGATGAGGTAACTAAAGGCGGTTGGATTCCTTCAACTACTGGCACATACACTGGCAAGGTAATAATTACCTCACTAGAGGCAAGTGCTCCAAACGAGGACAACGCTACATTTTCTGCTACTTTTACAGGTGTCGGTGCGCTTAAGAAGGTGGCAACAGCATAAAAG